CTGTAGAAACCCTATTAAAAAAACGACTTCCTTTTTTGCTGTTACACGATTTGCACGCGCTAGTTAGGTTGTCTAAATCGAAAATGTCACCACCAACTTTGCGTGAAGTTATGTGATCGACTGTTGCATTGCCACCCTCAAGGTGTGTGCCACAATAGGTGCAAATGTAGCCGTCCCTTGCTAGGACACGTAATCGCAAAGACTTCCATTTGCCACTACCCAATGCTTTATTACTCAATGCCATCCTTTAAGTTGCCAATGTTTTAATGCTGCACATGCGTTGATGTAGTTATCTTTATCAACACCATATTTACCATAGATATATGACAGTCCCCAGTCTATTTGTTTATATGGGTTAGCAGTACGTAAGTACTCACTCTTACCTTGGGGTATGCCGTACACCTGTTGTTTACCTTTAAGGTTACCTACTGCCTTATCATTCCAAGCACTCTCTTTGCCATATAAGGTACTAAGGCATTTATACTGAACTAGGCTTTCAATACGCATTTGAGCATATTCTTTGTAACTAATAGGTTGATGTCTTGGTAGTGCATTAACGGAATCAATCTTGGTAGAACTAATACTTAATGCAATTAAGCAAAGGCATAGCCCAAATGCTACAAGCGCAGAACTCGCGAGCAATCCGCTACGGCGGCTCGCGTTCGCGCTTAAAGGCGCGTCGCTTGCTTGAAGCATACTCTGTAAGTCAAATCGGTTAAGCATGGTTTCCCCTATCGTCTCAATATGTGAGATGTGATTTATGCCACACTATCTATTTTTATTGTTTTATCCATAGCCTTCACTCCATTCATGACCGCAATCATTACATTCATGAAAGTAATCTTTGTTGTAATTACTGGTATTGGTGTTGTACTTCAAACACTCAGGGCATTGATCTTTGCGCATGTAGAGCAAGTATTACCTTTCGCAAGCCATCCACCGCATATACAACGATCAACCGGCTCAGTCATGTAGTACCTTGATAAACTCACTCATTGGAATTAGCACTACGTAATCCTCAACCTTCTCGCCCTGCCCATTGCAGCGCAATACTACGAAGGCAAGTTTATCGGATTTACGTTCTTTTATCTGCTTTATCCAGCCTAAAGGGCTAAATTTTGTTACTGCTTTAACCTCAACGTCAAAAGGAGTGCCTAAGATGTCACTCCCTTGACGACCTGCACCCGTAGGCTCGGCATATGGATACCAAGCCCTTAGGTATTCTGCAACTACCCGCTGAGTTCTATAACCTCGGTGTTTACGAGATTGGGTTGACATGAGGGTAATCAATATGATTTATGCTGCTACAAAATGGACACACCTTGACGCCGTTCATATCTATCATGCGTGGGTCGTTGCACATTTCGCAGCACTCAGATAGCGGCACAATATCTAAATGCACGCCATCATCTTTGAACGTGGCTTTAACTCCATGTTCATCAATCATTTCCATATCGCCCATTTAATCATTCTCCTTACAATCGCCTTGGCATCTAATTATTCTAAACTTGATGCCCTTGCATGTTTTTAGGAAATAACCTTTATCATCTATGGACATTTCCTCTATTACCAATGGATACTCTTTAGCCATTTTCATATCCTTCCTCAAAGTACCAAATTCCGTTTGAGGTTTGTTTAGCCCATTTGGCGTGAGTATCTACACCCTTTTTGCATACATATCCGTAATAAGGTTTTCCCTTACCCTTTGATATGCCCTGCTTAAGAATGTGACCATGCTCACACGCTTCAGGTTCTTTAGGATTGGCTTTACTGATTGCATTGACAGCATCACCTATACCCCAAGAAACCGGCTGAGGTTCTCTCGGCTCAACCGGCTCATTGGTTTCTTTGACGGATTGCCTAGAATCAAGTTTTTCCTTAAATGTTAAAGGTTTTTGTTCCCCTTGAATAACCTTTGCCATCTCGGTTTGACTTGCTCTTTTGCCCTTGGCTGCGTAGCCAGCATTAGCGAGGCTGCGTCCCAAACTGGACGTTTCTGCATTTTCAAGCGCAGATGTAGAATTGACACCTCTATCCGTAATAATCTCGAAAGCCAAACCAGTCGAGAAAGGAACTGGGTCAGCATATGTCCGATAAATTGCACTACGGACAATAAAACGAGTGCCGGAAGCCTCAACAAGTTGAGTATCAATACGGAAATCAGGATAATCGCTAATAAATCGAGCAAGTCGCACCTCTACTGTCTCGTAGTCGTCTAAGTTAAATGCCATCTACTTCACCTTTGTATTCTGTATCGTATTCTTTGAGTATTTGATTGTATATTGCAAGATAGCCGATTCCGTCTTTAACTGAATCGAGATGGTTAGGTGATTCTGTAAGACGACTGACTTTAACGAGCAGCATACAGATACTGACCTGCATTGGTGAGATGTAATCGCCAAGGTAAGCACTCCATAGTTCTGAGATTCTTTCGTGATTTGTTCTACTTGAACCATAGACGCTACCTCTCTGCGACAACGTGACCCTCACCTCGTCAAATAAATCCTCAGTTCTGTTCATAGTCAAACACCTTATCTACTTGCACTTTGTTTTCGATCATACGGCGGTGCATATTCCAACCATCCCGACGACCAATCCAGTAATAACGTGCCTCGGCTTGAGCCTTGATTCCAACATAAATCCAAATCAAAGCAAAGATACCTAGTAACGACCAAATCCACATAAGTCCTGCTTCCTTTAGGCTCATAGTGCGACCATCCAAGAACCTGCGTAGTTTGTTGTAATTACCCAGTCAGCAGTTGCACCATCATAAGAGATTGAGTAATCCTGCTTTGCATCTGCAAGGTATTGGACTGCTACTAATGCGCTTACATAAGTATCAACCCAGTAGATGAATTTGTGTGACCAATTGATGTCGTCATCAAATCGGTTAGTCTGTTCAATCCAACCATCATTGCCAGCAAACTCCATTTGGCAGGTGGTCAAGCGTTCAAAATCTAGGGCTGTAATTTTCATTATCAACCAATCCACTCTTTGTACATTTCCAGCATGTCAAATTCCATGTTATTAATTTTGGATTCAACAAAATAAGCCATGTTACTTTGCATCTCATAAGTAGCATAAGGGAATTGATGTCTAATTGAATCAAAGGCTTTATTGTATATTTCAGCCCTTGCACCAATTAATCTTTCTTGACCTTTTAACATATAAAACCTTTCCGTTACACCAAGTCCGTTAACTTGGATAAGAGAAGGATGACACACGCTACCGACGCCGGCAATTGAAACGCCGGCGTGGCGTATAACAGTTTTGTTACAAAAGCCCTAATTCATCAAAGGCATCAATTTGTTCGTCTATATCTCGAGGCTCATAGTCTGTTTGCCTACTCATACAATTTACCTTCAAAGATAAATGAATGATTATTAATAGGTATAGGTATGACCTGCACTTTGCGATCTTTTACGTAGGCTACTGCAAAGCCTTGCTGCCAATTGGCGTAGCCTCTCGTATAAGCCATGCCGCTTGAGGCTAGATCGACCAAATTTCCGACCTCTAAACCCCATACAGTACGCCCTAATTGCCCTCTGGAAGCCTCTGTGAAGGCACTTAAGCCCAATCTATGAGTGTGACCACAGACTACGCTTTTGCCTAGCCTCCTAGCCCCATTTAACGCGGTTTGTGATGGTACTTGGCTAAGAGGGAAAGAATCTCCATGAACTGCCGTCCAGCCGTACGCCCAATCAAGTCCGTAGGGGTGGAATTTAATTTTGAGTTTATCATACCCCATAAAACGTTCATATTGCAGTTCAGGTAAGTTGAGGAAAGAGGGAAGTCTTTTTTTGATTGATCTGTAAAGTCTGATTCCATGGTTACTACCTAGTACGTCAGTAACGCCAAGGTATTGAAGTACCTCTTGCGTAAATTTTCTGTCATCATCTAGGTTTCCAACCATCTCATCTATTGTTCCTGCATTAAATCCACCAAGTTGAGGTAGATCAATTTCATCACCAATTTGAATCGTGCGGTGAGGTTTCCATTTTTGTAAAAAACGCCCAACTAACTTGACGCTTTTCTCATCTATAAAAGGGGCTTGAAGGTCTGAAATAAAGGCTATTCTTTTTATGCTAATCGTCATCCTCATCAAAGTCGTCAAGAGGATTTTTGATTGGGTCTTTAGGGTCAACTATCCAATCAGGATAAGATGATCTGTCCATTGCAAAAGCAAGTGCAGTTCCCTCATCCATGCCAGCCCTGCGGCAAGCATCATAAACCTCTTTCGCGGCAATCGCCCAAAAGTCAATTTTGACTAATATAGGCTCTTTAGTAGTACGACGACGCCTCGCGACTTTCTTTCTCGGTTTCCGTTTTGTAGCCATGGTGAAAGTTTACTTCCTACTAATGACAATTATCAGTTCATCCAGTCTTTGTTCAAGGCGTGTCACTTGGTCTTTTAGACTTTTTCCGCCATTTGGTAAAAGTTCATTTAACCAACCCTTTACTAGCCAGCGAAAGCCAGCAAGTAATCCGATTAATGTTGTGGTAATTCCAGCAGCAAAGCCAGCCCACTCAGGGGCTGTCATTACTCTTTACTACCTAAGCCAAATGCCTGATCGTCAGGATTGATTGCGCGTAAAATAGGTGCTGCAAAAGCAACTAAAAATGCTTTCCAAATGTCATCAAATGAGCCTGAAGGATTTACTACGTAAACTGTTGCTAAACAAACAAATGCGCTGCGTGCGTATGAGTTAATTATTGCAAGTGTTTTCTTATTCATTGCTACCCCCTAGTAGTGGTATGTTAAAAAACTCTGAGTTATTGTCTTGATCTTTTCTAAATGAAATATGTATGTGGTGATTGTGCGGGTTATAGCCTCGGTATCGTCGCCACTTATAGTTAAGCACCGGCGAAGCAATTTGACCTAAATGAATTACATACAAAATACGTCCGTTATGTTTGGCGTATTGTCGTAACTGATCTGCCAAATATGCTGAAGTTCTTTTGTCGTCAGAAAGGCGAGCGTCAACGTCGATTGCACGTACCACCGCTGTTTTTTCGTCGGGTATGTGATCGCTTTTGCCTCTTGATTGATGCAAACTATCAGCAATCCATCCATCAGATTTACGTAAGCGATCAGCGAAGGCGTCGTCAATTTGTTCCCTTAACTGTACCGCTGCTTTTGACAACCATGGTTTCATTAGGAAAGTAGTAAGGCGGCTTCCTCAGCGGTGATACCCAACTTAACTAAGAGTTCTGCTTTAGCCTCTGCCTTAGCAGCCGCCTCAACCTCTTTAGCCTTTTTGTCAGCCTCATACGCCTTAGCGTCTGCCTCTCTTTGAGCAATTTCCTCGGCAGTTAATTCCACCTCAGTTTGCTCTCCAGTTTCGCAATTGATTATTAGTTTAGTTGGCATTGTTTCTCCTTATGAGTTTGATATTCCGTATAAGTAAGCAGTTGTATATTGCACTAAATTGTTTGTATTTCCATCCGAAAAATCTCTTACTTCAATAGAAGTTATTGCTGAAGTATCAGACCAAAGCAAAGAAAGTAGATTCACATAAGTATAACTTGATGCCGCATTACTTTCAGTAACTGAATCTATTGAAAAAGATTTAAAATTTGATGATGTATAATTTGGAATGTAAACAGTATGTGAGGAAAATGTACTTGCTAAATTGCCAGCGGCATTACCTAAAGCAGTTCCTGTATCTGAAGAAACCCCACTACCATCACCAAAAAGTCTTCTTCTTGTATAGTTAGATGAAGAACCATTAAATTGCGCACCAAAATCACCAATATTGCCGCCACCTCTAGTACTTCTAAATGAACAAAGAATAACTAAATCCGTGTATGTTTGTGGAATAGAAGTAAAATTAAAACTACCAGTGCCACCACTACCAACAGTTGAACTCGCTATTAAAGTATATGTATTTGCCATTATGCCGCCGCTATTCCGTAGAGTGTGAAAGTTGAGCCTGTTGCAATATTGCCAGCAGAAAAATCAATTAAAATAGAAGTAATGGCAGAAGTGCTACGCCATAAACCTACTCCAGCAGTTGTATATTTTGTGCTAGTTGCACCTGCTTCGCTATTCCACCGATTTAATACAGATTTATAGGTTGTACTGTTTGAATAATTTTGTAATTGAACTATTGATAAACCAAATCCTGAACCATCTGCCCCTGGTAAATAACCAATATCCAAAGTGGTTTGATTTGAATATCTATCAGAACTTGCACTTGAGCCGTTTCCCAATAAACGAGTTACTGAATAATTGCTACCACTATCAGAATTAAAAACAGCACGCATTACCGCTGAAGTTGAGTTAGTTGTTTTTACACTACCAATTAAAATTAAATCGGTATAACCACTAAATGAATTAAGAGTAACGCTTGCTTGCGCACTACCTAAAGTAGTTGTCGTTATCGGTGTATATGTTGAACCTGCGGCCATTGTTATACTCCCTCAATTCCGTATAGGGCAAATGATGAGTATTGAGGAAAATTAGAAGCATTACTTTCGGTTAAAGTGATGGTTGTAATAGCGTTGGTATTTCTCCAATTAGCAGAACGCAAAGCAATAGTTCCTGAGCCGTTTTGGTCAAACCCTGCTAAAGTTCTAGTTGTTTTGTATTTATTAGTATTTGCGTAATCTAAAATATCGGTAATAATTACATTGGGTTGAGATGAGCCAGCAGACAGTCCGTCATAGGTATCACTTGCTACACCATAAGCAGCGGCAGATGAGCCATTACCAAATAAGCCGTGGCGTGAGTAATTGCTACCACTATCAGAATTAAATCTTAATATTGGTTCATCACCACTTGTAGGTAACATAATTCTTAATTGCAAGTGAGTGAAAGTTGCAGGTATGGAACTAAAAGTAACAGTTGCACTACCGCCTGAACCTACTGTTACTGTTGCAATAGATTCGTAACTATTAGTGCTTGGAGTTACCCCAACGCTTAAAGTGCCAGCAATTATGTTAAGCAATTCCGCCTACCACCACCCAGTTATTTACGGCTGTCTTTATACATACTGCCGATTTATATTGAGCAAGAGTTGGTGCAGCGGGTACTGCCCCGCTTGATAAAACTGTTGTTGTTCCTGAAGTAACTGCGCTAATTGTGCAAGCACCTACGCCAATGTTAAGAACTGTAATTGCTGTTCCTATTGGAAATGCAACTGAAGCGTCTGTTGGAATCTTAAATGCAATTGCTGTTGCCTTATTCATTATTTCTAATGCCTGATATTGGTCTGCTAGTACCGCTGTATAGTCCGCGGTGTTTGCTGTACCGATTGTAAACGCAGTTAATCCGTTCATTGCGGCAGCCGAAAGAACGTCGCCTGTTGAAAATGGAAAGCCTGTTGCCATGTTTATTTCTCCTTTATGGGTCTAATTATATCTTAATAGGACAGAATATCCTCGCCAAGAACTCCGTAAGTGCTACTTCCCACAATAAACCCATCAACAATAGGCTCAAGCGTGACGAAGGTTGCAAGAAAGCGGTTAGGGCTTATTTCCCAAGATACTCCTTGAATTTGTAAGTTCTTAACAATTGTTGAACCATCCGGTTGAAGGTTTGTAATGAGAACGTTATCAAAATAATCTAAGTCTAAAATTGTTCCATTTGGTACATTTGTGTCATACAAATCGATAGTCATTTGATCTATTCGGACTGTCGTTGTTGCCCTAGTAGCAACGTATATGGCAGCAATATTGGCGGTATCTGTATCTGTTTGAGCAACCAAATCTGAATAGGTAACGGAATGAGGAAAATAAGTAGCAACACTTGTCGGGTCAATGGCGGTAGATTTTACCCCGCCTATACGAGTAATGTTTGCTTCGTTGACAATTAACTTATCGTCAAAAGCAAAGACTAGATTTTTGTATGGAATACCGGTGGTTTGATTAAATTGAGTAGGGGTTACACCTGCCGAACTGATTGTGTTTGATCGGTTCTTAAACACCGCATTGCCTTCCGGTGAAACGTAGAACGCGCCCTGTTCTGAGAATTCGCAGTTCTGAAGGGCTTGCAAGGCTGTCCTGCTTGTTGATGGGTCAGCAACTGTAAGCGTATTCCCAGTATCTATATTACGCATTGAGTTTGGGAAACTTACAGTATCTAAAATTTTGGCAGTTCTAGTTCCTGTATCTTGTCCCGCACTCGCGTCGGTTACAGTAGTTATGGCAGCAAGGTTAAATAATCTAAAAGCGTCGCTTGCCCTTATATCTACATACGAAACGTTTTCTGCTTGATCGTATGTATAAATATAATCGGTAGTGTATCCGCTAAACAAATAATAATCGCTTCCGCCATGAGTGGCTGAGATTCTTAATTTTCTTAAAGGAGTTAAATAACCATACAAATCGCTTGAGGTGTTTTGTGGGTTGAATCGACCTGTTTGATCATAAATTCTAACAGTTGCAGTACCGGCTTCGTAAATATCCCGCCCAATGTTTCTACCTCGCTTGATGCTTATTTGACGAGTAACATCTGTAAGATCAACAACTAAAGCAGGGGTTGTACTATCTGAAAGTATGCCAAAACCAAGACGCCCGTTTTGTGGGTCATCAAGTGTAAATGGGTTTCCAAAAGTTGCACCGGAACTAAAGTTTAAGGAAACGTTTAATACAGGTAAAGACATTATCCAGCAGCCGAATTTATAGTTGCAAACGAACCTGAAGCAGATGAGTTAATCAATCCGTTGCGAACTTCGTCAAGTAATGATTGCGTTGCACCATTAATAATAATAGTGTCACCGCGTTCACCTGCTCTGTATAATCGGTAGTCGGGCAACATTGTCTGAGCGATTTGTCCTGTACCCATCTGATTAAGATTTGACATATCGTATTCTCTATCTCGAACTAATCCACCAACTCCACCAATGCCAAATATTTGACTACTAGGCGATGAGGCAGGTATTAGTTCTGTTGGCTTCATTTGTAATAAACGATACATTTCAATCATCTTGGCAAGTAGGTTGTCAATCTCAGAACCCCAACCCTTAAAGGGATTAAGTGCAGGTGGAATTTTTGAGATCGCCGTTGCAAGATCGGTGGTCTGTAATTGGGCAATAGCCAATTGCTTTCCAAGTCTTTCAGCCTCTGAAGCGTTGCCTTGAAGTAATGCTAATTGGAGATTTAATCTCAATTTTTCTTGTTCTGTAACTTTACCTTGCAACGCTGCAAAGATTTCAATTTGAGCAGTATCAAACATGCTTCCAAATTGTTTAATCTTGGCTTGATCTTTTGCCAGTTGCTGTTGAGCCTTAAGTAGTGCCTGTTCTTTTTTAATGGCTGCTAATCGATCTTTAGCCGTTTTAGCGGCTGCCGCTTGCTGTTTCTTTTGCTCTGCTCTTAAAGCCTCATAATTAAAGTTAGAACTCATTGGGTCAAAAGGCTTGTCAAAGTTCATTTTGTAAGCAAAAGTGCTGCCTGACTTATCGCTTAATAGTTCGCTAACAGGAGTGTTGAGGAATTGCAGATTGCCTTTAATAAACTTGCTGACCATACCCATAGCAGTTACTGATTTTTTGGCAACACTTTCCATAAGTGAACCGGTTTTTTCAGCGTTAATGTTTAAGTCCTCAAAAGACTTAACTAATCCTTCTCCCACAATTTCTCTAACAACGTCCATGCTTGCGCCTAGGATTGCCATTTGTCCGGCAGCACCAGCGGCTGATGCTTCGCCTTGTCCCGCAAATTGTTTATTTAATTCGGCTTGAACGTCTGCAAAACTTTTGCCTTTAAGTGAGGCGGTACTGTAACCAATGTTCAAACCAACTAAGGCTCTATTGTTCCCTAAATATGATTTGCTTAAAGCATCAACTGAAGTACCAAGATCAATTCCAGCACCTGCCGACAAATCAAGGGCAGTCAAAAGAATGTCTTGAGACAGACTTGCATCTAAAGTAGTGGAAACTAATTGACGCATTGCCGGACGAAGTTCGTCGTCCAGTATGCCCCTAGTTTTTTGAAGCCTTTGAATAAATGCTTCCGTTCCTACTGTCTCAAATGACATGCCTAAATTGCCTAAAGTTAAGGCTAATGACTTGGCTGATTTTTGCTCTTGGGCAAAGGCTTGGATTGATGACTTAGCAAACTTAGTTACTTGATTTACACCGAAGGCAACACCAAATGCGCCGGCTAACTTATTGGCACTCTTGCTTAGTTTCGTTAATGAGTTTTGGGCTTGTCTTGCACCTTTATCTTTGTAAGTTGAGGTGATTGCAATATCTATGGGTGAGAAACTGACCATTATGCCGCCTTATCAAATGTTTTATATTGTGCTTTAGAAACTCTTTGAAACCATCTAGTCTTGGCTTTATCGATTGCTTTCATAACTGCATTTTGGACTTTGCCTTGATCGTCATAAAATGCTTTATAAAGTAAGCGTCCCTCTTTTTTCCGACCTCTGCCAATGCTGACTAACTTTTGTTGTTTGTTTAATGCGGTCACAAACTGATAACCGGCAAAAGGGTTATTGCTTGCATACTGACCAGTTTTACGTGATCGCTTACCTAAAGATTTGTAAGTGCCTTCATATCCTTGCACTTGACCTTTTTTATCACCGCTTATGTTTACAAAACTTGAACGCCCTTGAGGGTTCTTTCGTCCGGCTGTTTCATAAATAGCACCGGCGGCTGAATGGTTTTGCAAAATAAATGTTTGAACGAATCCTGATCGATTACGCTTAGTAGTTCCTAGGTCGTAACCTAAACCTTTTCTAATTTTCCAAGGGTCGTATTTAGGAAAGCCACGCTTGCGATCTGATCGTGATTTTGCTTCTCTGCCTTGGCTAGTCCAGCCGCTATCTAAGCCTGAAATCCTTGCACGAACCATGCCCTTTGCTCTATCTGAAATACTTTGCATTGCAGGATCAATTTCCTCAAGCATGTCCTTATAGAGGTCAGGGGCAAAGTTCTTAAGACTATATAAAGTCTCATCTAGCCCTGCGACCTCTACTGGCATTTTCCATCCTTTTTGCGTCCTCTTTTAGAACGTTTAATGTTGCTAAAAGTAACGATCTATCCATATTGATATATTCGCTATGCGGTATGCCTGTTCTAACTGCTAATAAAGCAATTAAATACGTCGTGTCATACCGCGTTACCCATTTGGGGCGTCAGCATCCAAAATCTCTACCTTGGATAGAGTTTCTAAATACTTGTCCCCAAATGGTACGACTGTAATTCCGGAACGTCTTTCGGCTTCCCATGCGAGCCAATAGATATCCGACTGTCTTTCCTCATCTCTGAATCTCTTATGAAACCCAGTCTTAAATTGTTGTTCAAATGCGTACTCAAGTGCAGGACTGATATCGAAATCCGATACGTCGCCTGAAGCCTTTGTCACTCTGAGTTTAATCATTTAATCTCCTTAGAATGTACCTGTTGTCGCAACTGTAACTGCGCCGTTAACAGTCCATGTTACATCCTGAGTACCAAGATCGCCAACTCCGCCGTTAATGTCGGTGGTGTTATTTATTAGGCAAGTCATTGTATAAAGAGGGTTAGTTGCTGAAACCGCAGTTCCTTTTTCTTGCAAAAGAACGACAGTTACTGAAGTACCCCAAGTGGCTTGCAAAGTTGCAAGAACGTTTGATGCAGCGGTGTCGTTCAAAAATGAAATTGAAACGTTCGAAGTCTCAAGTCCTTTTACATATTTTTCACCGGCATCACCCATGGCGGTTACAGATAATTCATTAAATGATCTGTTTAGGGTTACGCTCGTTACATGGTCAGAAAGGTCAATGGAATTTACCTTGACTCCGACCTTATTATTCAAGAACACAGCCATGGTTATTCCTCATCTTTCTTAGTGGTTGTTTTTGGCTTTTCTGTTTTTGTTATTTGCCCGACTTTTTCAAGCCAAGCCTTGTCCTCTGAAGGAACATCATAAATTTCGGTCATGTTTTATCCCCAACTTGTCATTATAGAAATTGTTAAATCTGCACTTAGCATTTCCCCTGCGCTTGCTGATAAAACATTGGGTGCAGATATATTACCAACGCTAATTTTGAGGGTAGTTATTGCTGCCAGTTTATTAAAAACACCGACGGCAAAATCCTCAATTCCGTTTAAGTTACCTTGATTGTCTAGCATTGGAACAATCATCACTAAACGAAAATTTACTTTTGGTGCAACGCTTGAATAGATATTGTTGCTTGGTTCAATATAAGGGTCATCCGGTTGGATAATTAGTGAATTTGCTATGGGTGAGGCAGGTGGATATGAAAACACCTGCCAAACCCCTGCGTTAGTTAACGCAGTCGCAAGGGTTGTTCTGAGAGTTGTAACGGCAACTGTCATCAGCCAACCAAGCCATTAGGTGATAAATGATTTGCTATTAACCCGCGAATTCTCGCGAGAAGCGTGTTACCCATTTTATATGGTGAAGGTTGGAAGTCAGGCGAGATTCCGCCATTGGCTGTTTGCTGTCTGCTTTGCCAAATGTCAACGGCAATCATGGCAGTTCCTTGACGAATTTCGGGAACAGTTGCGTAATCTGTTCCATGAAAAGAACCTGTTATTATTCCGTAAGGTTTTACTAAATGTGCATTTTGGTCAGCACCGGACGCTTTTGTATATTGAAAAGATAATGGAGTTGTTGCGGTAATTGTGTAAGTTCCGTTAAAAACTGCACCGCTTTCGGTTATGGCAACAGATTGACCCGTTACGAACCCATGAGGTTGAACTGTTACTATTGTTGCTGTTAAACTTTTTAATTCTGTTGAATAAACATAAGCCTTATTAAACCATAGAAAACCTTTAACTATATTTTCGGCAGCCTGAGCCACTTCCTCAACTACTGCATCAGAATATAAAGTTCCGATTCCAAGTAATGTACGAAGTTCGGCTTGCGTCACATAAGTAGCCGGCAAAACATTGTCCTTTCTTAAAGTAAAGGGGCGAAGGCTTCCAACGCCCCTTTACAGATGATTCCTATTTAAGGAAGTTTATGCAACCATCCAACGATAAGCACCGGCAGCAACCTTAGTTGCAATTGCGCCATAACCATAATAAGCAACATCAATTTGACCAGTTGAAATAACATTGGTCTCAAGACGATACTTAGTAGATTCGTACCAAGTGTATGAATCAGGATTAATAACGATCATTGTGTTATCGCCTGTTCCATCAGTTAACGCTGTTGAAACACGAAGGTTTAATCCACCAATGTTGCCACGAATGTTCGTAGGGGTTAGATTTCCTGAAGCGTTCTGAGGATTAATTGTTTGTGTAAATACCGCACGATTTGAACCATCAACTAGTCCCATCAATGCACCCCATTGCTCAGGTGATACAACGATATTAGTTGCAAATCCAAGTGTACCTTTGTAAATTGAAACTGCTGCATCAGAAATAAAATCCTGAATGTTCGCTGCGGTTAGTGTTCGGTTACCGCCATCAGTTCCGTTTGTAATTAAAGCAGTACCAACTGCTGCGTCAGTTGCTTTTGCATAAGCAAACTCCATTTGACGTACTAACTCTGCAAAGAACGCAGGGCTAGACCTGTCCAATAATTCTACGGAAAATATCTGACGTCCAGCGTACTTGGCGACAGGAACGCTTAAGAACGCAACGTTTTGATCTGTTTGTGATGGTGCTGCGCCTTCGGCTGTTGCTGCAACAGTTGGTACTTGGGTAAGTTTTGGAATTTCAAAACTCATACCAGCATCAGGAAGTGCTGCTGAACTAATTGAATCAATAAATGGGCGATCAGCATTTGAAAGAGGATTAATTACCTCGGTCAATTGACGTGTAGGAATAAGTCCTGCGTTGTCAGTTGTATCTGCTGCTGCACGTAGATACTGACGTGCATCCTCATCATTTAGATATTGCGCACGAAGGGTGTTCTCTAGGAATTTTTCCTTTGATAATTCAATGCGTGGCTTTGTGTAAATTGGTGCTGCTACTGTTGGACGAGAGGCTTCAACCGCAGGGGTCTCTACTACCTCGGACGCAACAGTTGTTTCAGGCTTTGTGTTTTCCACAATTTCCTCATTTTCTGTTTTGGTTTCGGTTGATTCTGCCTCTGCGTTTGACGCAGCGACTGAAGTGACGGCGGCACTTTCGAAAGCGGCAGCCTGTACTAGGCTAACTTCCATAAGTCTCGCAGCACTAACTCTGTATATTCCGTTACTATTCTTTCCTTTAATAACTTCCACTCCAACACTCAAGCCGGAACGTAGTGATTCACTTGCCTCAATGAGGCTATCTGTACCCCTAGTTGTATTACTAACCTTAAACTCAGCATAAATTCCTGAATCATCCTCGGTTGCATTTTTCATTCTACCGATTGGAGATTTAGGGTCATGCTCAAGTAATAACTTAACTTTGCTTGGCTCATCAATCTTAATTGACCCACGCTCAAAAATCACTTTACCAATTGAGGTATTTCCAATTTCGTTTTCAAACGGGACAATTTTTCCAGCAATTATTCTGCGGGATTCTGAAGCCTCTAAATCTGCGCTAAAATTAATTATTTCCATTTGGGCTTAATTCTTCCATTTCTCTCGCTTGTTCAACTGTTATTAACTCAAGTGCTAACATTTTTTCAATTACTGCTAAACGCTCAAGTGGGTTCGCTCTTAAAAATCCTGAATCCATGTCAAACGCTACAAATTGTGTATTAGGGGTTATGTCGTCCATGCTAAGTCTTGATTCTACGCATGAAATATATGGCTGCAAAGATAGAGAAACAAACTGCCGTCTTTCATCCTGCACGTTAGCATAAGTCATTGAGTTGTTTTGATCTGCACTAATGTAATAAGCAGGAACGTTGCAAAGTCTTGCAATTTGGGTTGCCATGTATTGCAATGAATCATTATAGGTCATGTCTTTTGGTGAAAACGAAGTCGGTTGAAATTCTAAACTTGAAGTGAGATAAGCGGTTGATCTTTCAGCCCGACTGCGACGCCATGCGGCTAATAATCCAGCAACTTCCTTATCGCCTAAATCAGCACCATTATTTTTTAATATACCGGCAGGAGTTGGAACGGCTGCTGCGTTTGCTGCTGCTTTTTCCAAATCTATTGCTGCTCTTAAAATTCTTGCGCCGGCGTGTAAAATTCCATCAATAGGCGATTGGAAAGTTACGAGTGAGCCAATTCCCGACATTGGTCTTTCAACACCATCAACTGTGTAAAAATCGACGAAGGTGTTATTTTTATTTAATTGAACTTGAACTCTAGTATTATTTACAAAATCAAAACGAGATGGGCGGTTATCATCTTGATATACCTCGGTACATTCTAGATACGCAGTCCCATAAAACAAAAGTGCGTCAACTAGTGCCGTAAGAATAACTGAGTTAGGTGCAGACTTAGATAATTGATTTACCCAAGGTAAATTTGGTAATTCCTGTTTAGTTGCCTTGGAATATGTTTCCAATTCCATAACTCCAATAGTTGTTGCAATTAAATTGCGGCAACGCATAACTGCGGGAACGGAAATCGCTTCGGCTCTGCTAACAGATTGGAATGGAGTAAATTGCGAATAATAAGTAAAAGGGTCTGTAACAACAGGCGGGGCTAATTGCGCTGTTAAATTTGTTTTAGGTGATAAACCGACTAAATCTCGAAAAAATCCCATTGGTGAAGTATATCACAAACCTTAGACATAAATCTTAGGAACTGAGATGGGTTTGCTCAACATGTGAACAATCATTGCAGTCGAAATACTCGCTGCGACGCATCCCGCGGATTTCCTTCGGATGATTCGCCACGAAGCATCCGAGTATTTTGCGGCAGCATTATTCATTGACGAAACCCATTCCGGTTGACCTGAGTGAATTAATCTTAAATTGGAAAGACTGTCAGCAAGTTCGCCACATGCTTGATAAAACGCTTGTCCAGATATGTCAATTAACTTTTGACCGGACTGCTCAAGTTTTTGAGCAATAAACGCGGTTGCATATTTGTCGTAAGCAATTTGAACGGGTCTATATTTTAATGCCCATTCATTTATAGAACTAGCCATTTTAACTTCATCAATTGCAACCTCGGAACTAAAGGTTTCCATCACACCAACAGCAATTTTGCCATCAATTATCTGACCAGCCACTAATGCGCCGGTTCGCTTGCTTGGACTGACGTCAAACGCCATTACAGTCATTGCACCGACTGGCAAGATCAATTCAGATACTGAACAGGCTTCAATTGAGCCATAAGTCCAAGGTGAAACTTGAGAATCAATCCACATGCAAAGAGTTTCAGTTAAAGTGGCTTCAATTGAGTTAGTTGCAATAGATTCCTCAATTGCTTCCTCGGTAATTGTATAACCAAGGGCAGGGTTAGCCATTGCCCAATACTTTTTGTTTCTAATGTCCTGCCTTGCAGCCAATGGTGCTGAATACTCCCAAAATCCAAAAGTCTTACTTGGATAATCAAGCGCACGCTCACGCATATTGTTCAAAACTGTCGAGAAGGCATCACCGGCGTTGCTCGTCATTAAAGTTTGAGAATTTGGTCTTGCCCTAGTTGTTGGAACTGCCGCCTTAAACGCTTCGTCACTTATTTCGCGTAATTCATCAATGTAAAGAAAGTCGGCGGTCTTTCCTCGGCTGCCGTCGCGAGTAGCAGCAACAATCTCATATCTTGCGCCGTTAAGTAAAGTAATTGATTCTTGACCATTCGCATATCTAATCTGCCTGACTTGCGCTTTTAAGAAGTCATTGTCCTCAATTGTGTTTGCCACTTGCCTAAACGTATCTAATGCCATGTTTCGATTTGAGGACATTGCCAAAATGTTTTTTTCGTTAAACAAAAAAAGTCCAGCCAAGATTCTCATTCTTGCAAGGTGAGTTTTACCTACTTGCCTTGCGCATAACAACAAATTGCTCTTGCGTTGGAAATTACCTGCGGAATCTACGCTCAACATATCCTCAAGCACGTAATGTTGCCAAGGCAGCAACGGCATACCAATTTTTTCAGCAAGATCAGCCACTTCAGCAATTCGAGACGCACCTTTAAGTGGTGGCGTTTGAATTCTAGGTTTTGTGCTGCCTAATAGCGGTTTTTTCAACGCCCCTCGTTGAACCGGCTTGCGCTTGGTTTTAACCGGTTTTGTGTTGGTCGTCATGGCTTTTGGAAAGGCGACCAAGGGCGTGTGATCTGCGTCTCAGGGAGAGAACAGTCTTG